AAAAATATTGGATGCTAGAAGAATTGGAGCAATGACTTGGCTTGATAGAATGCAAGATCTATTAGATCAAGAGATAGAGCCGACAGCTGTCGCTTGGGCAAGAGAGAAGCTACATCACGCTAGATGGATGGCAAGTAAGCTGGTAAGTGTATTCAATGATAAGGTTATCAATGAGAATGTGGGTGATCCTATAATAAAAATAGTGTGGGATGATGGCAGTCTAGTAGACAAAGGCAAAGCTTCCGCACACGCATTAAGAGGATCGGACAAAGAAGATGACAAAAAAGATGACAAGCATTCAATTAACTAGAGAAAACAAGGGAAGAGCAAACGACAAGGTAACAATCAATCATAAATATTCTGTCAAAAAAAAATTAAAATGGCGGATTTCTGCGACTCGATCCATCCCAGAAGATCGTGCCGCTTTTTTTTATGTATGATGGGAGAAAAAGATACTCATGGATGAACAGATACAAGCTGCGGTATTTTTAAACGAAACAGAAAACAAAGTTAATATAGAATTATCTAACTTTGAAAATGCAGTAGCAGCACTAGAAGCTGCCAACTTAATTATATCAGCACTTGGAATTAAAGTTGTCGATAATTCAGTTAAGGAAACAGTACACTAATGAAAGTTATAAAAATACCTTACACTCCTAGACCTCAACAGCTAGAGTTACATAACAAGTTAAAACAATATCGTTTTGCGGTATGTGTAATGCATCGTAGGGGAGGTAAAACTGTCTGGGCGGTAAATCATTTAATTAAGGAAGCTTTAACTTCCGAGAAAAAGAATTTTAGAGGTGCGATATTTGCACCAACCAGGGTGCAAGTAAAACTACTAGCATGGGATTATTTAAAAGAATTTACCAGGCAAATACCTGGAATGAAATATAACGAAACAGAACTACGAGCTGATTTTCCAAATCGTTCACGAATAACATTATTCGGAGCAGAAAATCCAGATAGTGCCAGAGGACAATATTTTGATTTTGTTGTCTGTGATGAATATGCACAAATGGATAGTAGAATGTTTCCAGAAATTATCCGACCAGCGGTTGCGGATCGATTAGGTAAAGTTTGTTTTATTGGTACTCCCCAGGGAATGAATTTATTTTACGATTTATTTGAAGAAGCTAAAGGGAATAAAGAATGGTACACTTGTATGTTTAAAGCAAGTGAAACTGGTTTAGTACCTAAAGGAGAATTAGAGTCTGCACGAAAACTGATGACCGAAGATCAGTATATGCAAGAATTTGAATGCTCCTGGACTGCGAATATATCTGGATCGGTGTATGGAAAAATTATTCAAAAAATGGAAGAGGAAAAAAAGATTTCTCATTTTCCTTATGATCCTGGATATGAAACAACTGTCTTTTTTGATTTAGGATTAAGTGATCAGACTTGTTTGTTATTTACCCAACAAATAGGAAGAGCTTTAATTGTTTTTGACTGCTACAACAATAGTAATCAATCTTTGGATCATTATGCCGACTATATAAAAAAAACTGGCTACAACATTAAAAATTATGTGTTTCCACACGATATTGAACAACGAGAACTCTCAACTGGACACTCCAGAAAAGAGTATGCTTATTCAATGGGAATGCGACCACTACGAGTATGTCCAAAACTATCGATAGAAGATGGTATTCATGCTGGACAAATACTCCTGGCTAAAAGTTATATTGATAGAGCTAACTGTAAAAAATTTCTGGATGCGATGAAATGGTATCACAGAAAGTGGTTAGACAAACAACGAGTTTTTTCAAAACCAGTTCATGATCATTCCTCGCATTATGCGGATGCGTGGAGAGTCTGTGCTGTTGCGTATCAAGAATTGGATTTGAATGAAAATAGACGACTAGAAAAATTTGCAACTGGCACAAACTATAACCCACTAGAAGTAAGGATGTAAAATGGGATTTTTAAAACCAAAGATGCCACCTCCACCTCCACCGCCTCCACCAATGCCTACTTTGCCTCCAGCAACAACACATGATTTTACTGAAGAGCAAAGAAAAAAGGTTAATGCGGCAGTAGAGAGTAAGAAAAAAGGCTATACCGATACAATACTCACAAGTACCAAAGGCGATACGAGTGAACCAGATATTTATAAAAAAACTTTATTAGGAGCATAAATGGCACATAAACCAGGACATGGAAGAAGTGGAGCTTTAAGTAAAAGTTTTAAATCTTCTGTTAAAAAACAAAGAGCAAAAATTGCTTCTGGTCAAGCTTATGCAAGTAGATCAAAAGAATATCATGTTCAACAAGCTCAAAGAGCTGTTACTAAAAATTTAGGTTTAACTGGTGTCAGTTATGGTGCAGCTGGACAAAAATTTGCAACCGATACATTTGCATCAAAATTAAAAGGTAAAGATCAAAAGTTTTATGGTCATGAGGCAAATAAAGCTATTAATGAATATTTAGTTGGTGCTGGACTTGCTAAAAGAACTGGTGGCGGAGGATATTGGTTATCATCAGCTGGGTATGAAACAAAATATGGAGCTGGATCATATGTTCCTGGAGCAAAACAACAATCCCCTGGAGCAATGGGAAGTGGAGATCCAACTGGTGCTTTAACATCAACTCCTATATCTAAATCAATGTTACAATCACAAAATAAATTTTTAGGTTTAGCAACAATGGTATTATCTGCGGCAGTACCTGGAATCGGTGGAACTGCTATGAGAGCAATGGGAGCAAAAAATTTATATGATGCTGCAACACCGCAAAAAGCATACAATCAATATGAAAAAAAATTTGCAGCAAAACAAACTGGCAGACCATTTACACAAACTCGAAATGTTTTTGGTTTATTAGGTTTTGATCAACAGGGAAAGAAAACCAAGAAAGATACATTAGGTGGAGAATAATGAAAACAGCAAAAGAATTATCCAATCAATTTAGTAAATTAAAAGGCAAACGACAAAACTGGGAAAGCCATTGGCAAGAAATTGCCGATTATGTTTTACCTAGAAGAGCTGATGTCAATAAATCTCGTTCATCTGGCGATAAGAGAACAGAATTTATTTATGATGGTACAGCTCTACACGCATCAGAGTTACTTTCCTCCTCTTTGCATGGGATGCTGACGAATGCAGCAACACCTTGGTTTAGTATGCGGTTCAAGAATGAATCATTGGCGATGGAAGAAGAAAGCAGAGAATGGCTCGAAGCCTGTACGCAAACTATGTACATTGCTTTAGATCGTTCCAATTTCCAACAAGAAATTCATGAATTGTATACTGACCTGGTTGTTTTTGGCACATCTGCGATGATGATCGAAGAAGATGAAGAAAAGTTTTTACGATTTTCAACCAGGCACATAAAAGAATTTTTTATTGAGGAAAACGATAAAGGTTTTGTTGATACAATACACAGAGAAATAAAAATGACTGCTAGAGCTGCTTTTATGCGGTTTGGCGATAAGTTATCAAAACGAGTAAAAGATCTAGCAGAAAAAAAACCTTATGACGAAATAACATTACATCATTGTGTAAAACCAAATGATGAAATGAATCCTTATAAAATTGATAATAAATCAATGGCATTTTCTTCGATTTATTATGATCACGAAGATAGTAAAGTTATATCCATCTCTGGATTTAATGAGTTTCCTTTTGTTATACCTAGATGGTTAAAATCATCATCTGAAATTTATGGAAGATCTCCATCCATGACAGCTCTCTCTGATATTAAAATGATTAATAAAATGTCAGAAACAACAATTAAGGCTGCACAAAAAATGGTTGATCCACCTTTATTAGTTCCAGATGATAGTTTTGTTTTACCAGTTAGAACACAACCAGGTGGTTTAAACTATTATAGAAGTGGTACACGAGATAGAATAGAACCATTACAAATTGGAGCTAATACTCCAGTTGGATTAAACCTAGAGGATCAACGAAGAGAAGCAATACGACAAGCTTACTTTGTAGACCAATTACTCATGTCGCAAGATGTACGAATGACAGCGACTGAAGTTATGCAACGAAACGAAGAAAAAATGCGATTACTCGCACCAGTATTAGGTAGACTCCAAGCAGAAATGTTACAACCCCTTATTACTCGTTGTTTCAATATTATGTTGCGAAAAGGTCTATTACCAACACCGCCAACTGCATTACAAGGTACAACTGTTGATATTGAGTATGTATCGCCACTTGCAAGATCTCAACGAACTGGCGATGTACAAGCAATATTACGTTCACTAGAAATTATAACTCCACTAGCGCAAATGATGCCAGTTATGGATTATTTGGACTCTGATAAACTTGTTAAACATATTACGGATGTATTAGGAGTTCCAAGAAAAGTTTTACGATCTGATCAAGAGGTTGCCGAGATTAGACAACAACAGCAAGAAGCTGCTGCACAGCAACAACAACTTGATCAAACATCACAGATGGCTGAAGCTGGAGGTAGGGCAGCTCCTTTCTTGAAAGAGGTAAATAATGCCGAAGAGCAAACAACCTGAACAAGTTTTAAATGAATTAAAACGATGTTACCAAATAGCTTTTGGAACGAAAGAGGGTGTGATTGTATTAGAGGATTTAAAAAAGAAATGTGGATTTTATAATTCTACATTTGATAAAGATCCTTACATTACAGCAAATCTTGAAGGACAAAGGCAAGTCGTATTACATATTCAGAATATGACAAAAACACAACCGAATATAGGAGAAATACAAAATGGCTGAAGAACAGACAACTGCACCAGAGGTGCAATCTGAACCGACTACAAATACAATACAAGAAGAACCAAAATCTTTTGTTAGTTCATTACCAGAAGATTTACGAACAGAACCATCCCTACAAAATATCCAGGATGTTAATCAACTAGCAAAAGGTTATGTTTCCGCCCAACGAATGGTCGGAGCTGACAAAATGGCTATCCCAACAAAAAACTCTACTCCAGATGATTGGAAAGAAGTTTATACAAAGTTAGGACTGCCAGATACTCCAGATAATTATGGAGTTAATTTTAATTTAGCCGAGGGAGCAAGTCCAGAACCAGTTAATGGTTTTTTAAAAGTTGCACATGAGAATGGTGTTTTACCACACCAGGCACAAGCAATTTTAGATTATTATACTGGTCTTGAAACACAAAATACTGAAAGTGCAAATGCAGCTGTCGAATTAGCAAAAACAAATAATGAGGCAGAATTGCGAAAAGAATTTGGTTTAGCTTATCAAGAAAAACTTAATGCAGCCAATGAAGTGTTTAAATCTTTTTTTTCATCTGATATGGCAAATGTAAAACTTGAAGATGGTACACCAATCGGTAATCATCCAGGCTTTATTAAATCATTAGCTGAAATGTCAAAAAATTTTAGTGAAGATACAATTAAAGCTGGACAAGAAACGACTGGTAATTTAACACCAAATGAAGCGACAACAGAAATAAATAAAATTATGGGCGATAAAAATCATCCATATCATCTCAAAGAGCATCCAGGACACGATGCAGCTGTTAAAGAGATGAGTGATTTATTTGCCGCAAAAGTTTCAATGGGGTAGTGCGTAAGCATCCTATTTGACAATCTGAACAGAAGATCAACTAACAGTTGTAAAATGCAGACGAACCTACTTGTGTAGACAATTCATCGAAATTTAACCTTAATTTGAAAATGGAGGACAATTATGTCTAATCAAATTACTACAGCTTTTGTACAACAGTATAGTTCTAATGTACAAATGTTGGCTCAACAAATGGGTAGCCGTTTGCGTGAGGCTGTAGATGTGGAAAGTATTACTGGAAAGAATGCTTATTTTGATCAAGTTGGTGTAACAGCTGCTCAAGTAAGAACTTCTCGCCATGCGAATACTCCACAAATTGATACTCCTCATTCAAGAAGAAGAGTTAGTCTAGCTGATTACGAGTGGGCGGATCTTATTGATGATGCCGACAAAGTAAGAATGTTAGCTGATCCTACTTCAAGCTACGCAAAAGCAGCTGCTGCTGCAATGGGTAGATCGATGGATGATGTTGTTATCACAGCTTTAGGTGGAACTGCATACTCTGGCGAAACTGGAGGTACTTCAGTTGCGCTACCTAGCACTCAAAAGTTTGCAACGTCAAACCAATCTGATGGTTTAACTGTTGCTAAACTACTTGATGCTAAAAAGAAACTGGATCTAAAAGATGTAGATCCAAGCATACCTAGATTTATAGTATGCGGAGCAACTCAAATAAGTGATTTGCTCAATACAACTGAAGTAAAATCTTCTGATTATAATACTGTTAAAGCTCTTGCAGCTGGACAGTTGGATTCATTTTTAGGATTCAAATTTATTATGTCAAATAGATTAAACTTTGATGCAAGTAATACTGACGACAGATTAGTTTTTGCTTTCACAAAAGATGCTATCAAACTTGCTATTGGCAAGGATATTACAGCTCGTATTTCAGAGAGAGATGATAAATCATACTCTACACAAGTGTACTACTGTATGGCTATTGGTGCAACTCGAATGGAAGAAGAAAAAGTTGTTCAGATTCCTTGTCATGAAGCATAGGAGGGTTAAGATATGGCTAGTGTTAAAAGTGTAGCAATAACAAATCTTGATGCTGTACCAGCAGTTAATTCTGATGGCGGTAATTTATCTCCAATGATGGTTTGGCATGATACTTACGAAGCATCTTCTTTAGCGAGTGCTCCTCCTCT